GTGAATCGGACCGCCCATGCAATTAACGGGCAAACGCTCGGTACGTTCCACGATTCCAGGGGACCCGCTCAATACGCAATCTGCGGCGGCGGCACGTACGGGAAGCCTCGGAAATTGGCGAGGTTGGAAAAGCGCGCGGCGCAGGTTGCGGGCGTGTGGTCGCAGCCGGCGGCGACGGTGAAGGCGTCGCCGGCGGCCGGCGCGGCGGGCAGGGGATACATCAATGTCAGCGAGGCGCCGGGGGCGACGCTCTTCACCGTCGCGCTGACATTGGCGTTGACGCCGGAGGTGAAGACCAGCGCGCCCTGCGCGTGCTGAGCCAGCGCGCCGGTGAAAACGACCGCGCTCGCGCTCGAACCGGCGCCGGCGACGCCGCTGACCGAATAGGTTCCGCGCGGCACGCCGCACCCGGCGTCGTAAAGCGTGTGCAAGCAAGTTGGCGAGTACAAATTGCGCGGCATGTCGTAGTCGAGGATCACCAGGTCGGAGGCGACGGTGATGGTCGCGCTGGTGCGCCCGACCGAGTCGACCGTCGAGACGCGGCCCTTGAACAGCGTCACCCCGCCGACTGGCGCCTGACCGAGCGCGCTCATGAACACCCGGTCGCGCTGGACGCTCGCGCCGTCGAAAGCGCCGTCGCGTAAGGCTTCGAGGAACGGCGCGCCATTGACGAGGTCGGTCGGCCGTGCGGCGATGGAAATCTGCTGCTTGTCGACCTCGAGGCCGACCGTGCAGCGATACTTCAGCCCCTGCACCAGCGGCCCGTCGGCGGCGAAAGTCAGGCCATTGTAGACGACTGACTGGTCGACGTTGGCGTAGGCAAGGACCGTTCCCGTCGCGAGCGTGAAGGTGAAGCACTCGGCGAAGGCGATCGGCGCGTCCGGATTGGCGCGCGCAGCATTGAGGAAAGCGATCAGCGCGGAGGAAGCGGTTTTCATGTCGCGCGCCCGTTCAATTCGTTCGCACGCTGCGAAACTTGAGGCTCTCCAGAGCCCAAAGATTCTGCATCGCCTGCTCGAAGTCGGCCGCGTCGTCGTCGAAGCGGCATTGGAAGGCGTAGGCGAAGCTGGCGGCGATCGCCGCGCCGCTCGCTGGCGCGCTCGCAAAGACCAGCGCGTTGGGCGCCGCAAGCGACCAGCCGCTCGTCTGCACCGCGCCGGCGACCGTTACTTGCGACACACTGGTCACCCAGCCGACCGGCTCGAAAAATCCGCCGAGAAGGCGGGCGAAGGTGAAGCTGGTTGTCAGGCCGTCGCCGCTGGCGATGGTCTGGCCCGCGGCCATGCAATCGGTCGGATCGACGTAGAGGAATGTTCCCCACTGGCCCTGGCACTGCAGGAACAGCCCCATCAGCGTCTGCAACGATTGCGCGCCGAGGCCGGGATAGCTGGTCGCGTCCGACGCCAATCCATCGAACTTCAGCTCGAATTGCCAGATCGGATTGGCGTAGAGCGGCTCGCGCACTTCGCGCCCGGAGACGTGGGGAGCGACGATGGTGACGAAGATTGGCTTCTTGTGAACGCTCCAGCCTTGACCGGGGAGCGAGGGGAAGAGCGGCGGCGTGGTCATGGCGGCGCCGTTTGCAGCTTCACCGTCTTCAGCGCAAACAGCATCGCCATGAACTCCTCAAGATCGAGCGCATCGTCGGAAAAGCGGCAGAGCCACAACACGCCAAAATCGGCTGAGATGACCGCGCCGGCGGCAGGCGCGGCCGCCAGGACGATCGCCGGGGCGTAGCCGCCGCTGAGCGACCAAGCCGAGCCGGGCAGGGCGGCGCCGTTCTCGTAGACCGCCGCAACGCCCGAGGTTCCCGCGACCGCTTCGACATAAGCGCCGCAGGTCTGAGCCAATGCGAAGCGCGTAGTCGCCCCGTCGCCGACGCCAAGGATTTGTCCTGAGACCTCGGCGAGACCCGGCGGCGCGAGCCAGAACGAAATTGCCGCGCCGCCCACTTCAGCAAAGAAGCCGGCAATCGCCTGCAACTCGGCGACTTGTGCATCGGCGCGCAGCAATTCGTAGTTCAATTCGACGTCATAAAGCGCGCTGGCGTAGCGTGCCCGGCGCGTCGCGCGGCCCGAGGCGTGGTCGGCGACATCGGTCGCGAAGCGCGGCCGCACGTGGGTCGACCAGCCGAGCGTCGCCAGCGTCGGGAAGCTCGCAAAAGTCCCCGGCGTCGGCGCGGGCGAGGGCGCGGGCGCAACCAGCGCGGGGCCGCGGCCGTTCAGCCAATTGCCGGTCGCCCAGTCGCCCGCGTCGCCCCACTGCGCGCTCAGCAGCGGAAAGATTGGAAACGGCCGCGCGTCCCAGGCCCAGGCGCAGGAGAAGGTGAAGTCGACCATCACGACGCCGGTCGTCGAGGTCTCGTTGCGGCCGTCGACGCACCAATATTCGTAAGTTGCCTGCAGCGCGAGATCGGCGATCGTGTCGTCACGCTGCGGCGCAAAACCGCCGCCCGGGATCGGCGCCCAGATCGACCAATAAGGCGTCGCGCTCGCGCTCGACTTCGGATCGAAGAAGACGTTGGGCTGGTTGGTGGCTTTGTCGCAGGCAGGAACACCATATTCAACGAAGCAAATCGACTTCGCCTGTGGCGCCCAGGCGGTCGCCGGTCCGTGCGGCGCCCAGCCCAAACCGTCGCCGGCGTCATAGATCGCCTGATGCGAATTGTTCCACCACCAGCGCAACTGCTTGTTGGCGAGCGGCTGTTGGTCGGCAAAAAAGGGGCTGCGCGTCTGCGCGAGCCGGTCGCCCTCGGGCAGCGACACGGTGAGATCGGAACCATTGGGATCGAGCCCGCGCCCATCGTTGGCGCCGTCGGCGTACCACCAGGCGAATTTCTCGCCCCCTTCGATATTGGCCTTGAGATAGGCGAGTGACAGAAGCGCCGGCGCGCCAGAAAGGCCAAGGCCGTTCATCGTCGCTGGCGCCGGCGGCCACGCGCCGGTCGGCGCAGGCGCGAGCCAGTTGGTTGCATCCAGGCCGCCCTCGCCAGTCGTCCAATCGGAGAGCGGCAGATAATTGTCGAAGCCGACGCGGTCGATGTCGGGCGATGACCACAGCGCGTCGAGATGCGGCCACTGGCCGTTCTCGCCCCCATGTTGCCAGCCGATCCAGCTCGACCAGTCGGCGGAATAGGCGACGAGATTGGCGGGTCCTGCGCCCCCTCTCACCAGGCCCTGACCGTCGAAGATTGCACGCACGTCGGCGGCGAGCGCCGCGAGGCCGGCGACGAACGGGTAGTCCCAAGTCGCGTTGCCAGCGCCGTCGGTTGTTCCGGCCTGCGTCCAGCCCGGCCCGCGGATCGTCTCCAATCCGCGCAATTCCGAACCGATGAGGAAGAGATCAACGCCGCCGGCGATCGTGCACAGCCAAGCATAGTGCAGGATCATCCGCCGATAGGTGTAGTCGGTCGGCGCGCCGGAATAGGCGACGGTGAGGTTGGTCGCATCCGGAGTGAACTCGGCTGTGGTCGCCGGCCCCAGAAACGCTTGCGCTGCGCTCGTTGCGGCGGTCGAGAGATCGGGCGTATGTGTGATCAGCCCGCGCCAGGGATAGCCGGCCGCGGTCGACAGCAGGAAGGGATAGAAGACAACTTTGAGGCCGCGCGCCTTCAGCGCGTTGAGGCAGCGCACGATGCTCGCGTCCGCTGGCGTGCCGCCGTAGACGGCGCCGCCGGTCGCCAACGTCGGCAGCGAGACGAGCCCGCTAGTGGCCTGCGTCAGGCCGGAGACGCGCCATTCGTCGGCGATCCAGGCCGACCCCGACCATTGCGTGAAGGAACCGCCGGCGAAATTGGTCGCGGGGTAGACGCGGCAACTTGCCGCCTCGAGCGAGTCAGTGAACCACGCACAGAGCAGCGACACGGTCGCGCATTCGGGATGCGCCGCTTGGAGCTGGTCGATCGCGTAAGAAAGATCAGTCTCCGTCCCGCCGGGGGCGAAGAAGGTGTTGAGGCCTTTCATGGGCTCGCCCACGGCCGCCCCCTGATGGGGGATCGTGTCGTAGGTGAACTCTCCGGTTGCGGGCAGCAGGTGGACGCCGAGAAGGCTGGCCATGACGCGCCGCTCAGCCGCCCAGGCGCCGCAGGCCGAGATGCGCGCCGTGGCGCACCGCTTCGTCGATCGCCTTCAACATCGTCGCGCTGTTGCCCTTCATCCACTGCGCCACCGAGCCGGAGTCGACCGCTGAAACATGGAAATTGGTGGTGGGATGGATATGCACCGCCCCTTGTGCGCCGCCCTCGGGCGCGCCGCCCGCGAGCAGGCCGCGGAAGGCGTCGGCCTGGGCGGCTGGCATCACGAGTTCGTTGTGATGCACCAGGGTCAGCATATCTTCGGGCGCCTGCCACATGCCGATGTCGGCCGAGGCGACGGCGCCCGCCATGCTCGCGACGGTCGCTTGCGCCGCCGTCGCCGGCCCGGCGGCGAACGGGCCCATGATCGGCGCCAAAAAGCCGAACACGCCGGCGAAGGCTTCCGCCGCTGAGGACAGGATCGAGCGCACCATCGAGGCCGCCTGGGTCGCGAGCGAAGCCGCCGCGCCCGATTGTTCCGCGGCGGTGCGCGCCGTCACGCCGGTGGTCGTCGCCGCGGTCTTGGCCGCCTCGGTCGCCACCTGGCGCACGACGGTTTCCTCGCCCCATTCGATGAACTTAATCAGCAGGTCTTCGAGTACGTTCTTGAACGCAGTGCGCCAACTCTCCGTCCCCGACAGCAGGCCGTGCAACTGCGAATTGAAGGCCTGCGTCACCGTCCCGGCGAGCGCCTGATATTGCTGCGCCTGTTCGTCGACCGCCTTGCGGGTGAGGGTGACGATCTGGTCTTGCGTATGCTGTTCGACGGCGAGGATCTGCAGCTGGATACGCGTCGTCTGCGCCAGCGATTGCTCGCCGAGCGCGCCCTCTTGCTGCAGGGCGGCGACCTTGGCGGCGAGCTCTGCGCCGAGCGCCTGTTTCGACAACGCCAGTTGCTGCGCGATGGAGATTTCGTGCTGGCGCGCTTCGTCCGCGTAGAGCGCCAGCGCCTGCCGCGTTCCCTCGCTGATTGTCTGCACTTCGCCAGCCACCGCCTCGCGCGCCGCGCGCAGCGAGTCTGCGGAAGCGTCGGCGTTGGCCGTCTTGATCGCCTGCGCCGCCTCGGCGTTGGCCGCCGCGAGCGAGCGTTCGATCGCCGCCGAGGTCGTCAGCGCGTCGTTGTAAGGTTGCAGGCGCGTCGGATCGAACGTGCTCGCCATCGAATCAGCTAGCGTGGCTGACTGCCCGTTGAGCGCGGCGAAGGACGGGCCGAGGCTCGCCAGCGCATCGCGGGCTTGGCCGACGCCAGCGACGAGATCGTCGATGTCGGCGGCAAAGTGGACGGCGACGCTGGCGTCGGCCATGGCGATCATCCTCGATTGTTCAGAGCCTGCCGCTCGGAAACGCCGCCCGCAGCGCGGCGACGGTCGGCGCGTCGGCGCTCTTGGTCGTGCCCGCTTCGGGCGCGCGGTAGCGCAGCGCGGCGGCGATCAGCCAATGCGCCGGGGGGCGGGCGCGCCACTCGGCGACCAGCGCCAGGTAGCGCGGCGTCGTCAGGCCGTCGAGCGCCTCGTCCCAGGTCCAGCCGGTGTTGGCGACGACCTCGGCGATCAAACGGTCGAAGTCGATTTTCCCGGCCCTGGCGACGCCTCCCGCGTCGCCGGATCGACCGCGGCCGCGCGCAAGCCCGCCGCCTTGGCGAGCGCGGGGAACGCCTGGATCAGCTCGCCGACCGAGAACGGCAGTTCAAGGAACTCGGCGTAGCTAAGCGCCGGATCAACGACCGCGATCGCGCGCCAAGTCGCTTGGGCGAGCCGGTCGAAATGCGCCTCCCCGAGCTGCGCGACGCTCGCCGCCGACATCTCGGCGCCGCCAGCGTCGGCGTAGACGGCGAACAGCGCCGGCTGGATCGCTTTGACCGCGCGGAACGGCAGGTGGGGCAGGGCCCAGCGCCGGCCGGCGAGCGCGACTTCGAAGGTCTCTTCGCTCACGCCGCGTCACCGAAGTTGAGCTGACACACCTGCCCAGCGGCGTTGGCGAAGCAGGCAAAGTCGAGCTCGGGGATCATGAAGTCCTCGAGCTTGGTGCCCAGCGCCAGTTTGTCGGCGACGCAATTGTAAAGCAGCACGGAGAACTGTTTGCCGGTCGTCGGATCGGTGGCGAAGAGATTGGCCGAGAAGGTCACCGAGGGACCGATGAGCTGCGAGTTCACCGCGACGCTCTCGCCATCCGACGTTGACGTGTAGCTGTAGGAGATCAGCACCGCCGCGCCCGCGTCGGCGGCGGCGAAGGTGTAGACGCCGGCGGCGACCGAATATTGCCCGACCGTCGGACTGGAGGCGACCTGCTTGAACGGCAGCGCGCTTGCCGCGTAGATGACGCCCTGATCGGCGAGGAAAGTCGCGTGATAGGTGCTGGAGTAGGTGTAGGGCGAAGAGGCGGGCGCGCTCGTCGCCTCGCCAAATTGCGTCAGCGTCGAGCCGACGCTCGGCGTCGCGCCGAAGAACAGCGCGCCCAGCGCCTGCCCGGAAATGCGCGCGAGCTTGGCCTTGCCAGTCATCTTGCGCGTGCCTGAGCCGATCGCAACGGGAAAGTTGTACTGGCCAAACAGCGCCTTGGTTGAAGTCGCGATGTTAAGCGACACTTCCTGCGCGAGGCCGAAATTGATCGGCGTCCCGCCTTGCGGCGTGCCGATCAGCACGCCGGAGCCAAAAACGAACATGGGTGAGGTCTCCTGAGGGAAGAGGAAAATGGTGCGGGGCGCGGGCACGGCGCGCGAAGCGTGACGAAGCTCGAGCGAGGGAGAAGACGCTGAGTCTCCGAAGTCGCTCGGTTGATCTGGGATCGGTCTGAAAGCGTGGAACTAGGAGAGCGCGGCTCTATCCGTTGCGTTGAACCGTCGTCGCTTTCGGCGACGCTATCGACAGCGACTGCACGACGCCGTCAGAGCCGGAGGCCGTCAGGACGCCGAGAAACGCGCCAACATCGAAGAGCACGGCGAAGCCTGCGCTATATTTCGAGTGCTGAATTCTCTGATTGGGGCCGAACGTCACGCCGGCAAAGTCGCGAAATGGAATCTTGGACTCGCTGAACAAAAGAATGATCTGGCGCTTCGACCCGACCGCGCCGATCAAGCCAACCTTGTCGCCGCCCGCCAGGCGCGCGTTGTTGATGCCGAGAGGGCCACGTGGCGTCGCCATTACCCTCGCCGCCGACATGTCCAAATCCAGCGCAGCCGCGATATCCTCCGCATTCGGAAAGTCCGCGGCTTGCAACGCCTGAACCATGCTGGCGAGAAGATGGGCGATGTCGATCAAGCGGCCCCTCAATGCGGCGACAAAGGCGAAGTTGGAGCGCTCGCGAGACGTCCCTCATTTCTCTCGAGCGAGCCTGCGACGTTTACTTCGCGAGGGCGGCGACGCAAGTGCGGATCAGCCCACGTCCTTTGTTGCGCCAGGTCCCCCCAGTTCGGCCGGCGCGAGCTGAGGGTACTGCCTGAAGATCGGGTTCAAGACGTCGCAGTAAATCCGCGCCATTATGTCTCCGACTGAGCTTCTGTAACCTGCGAACTCAACGGAATCGCACCCGTCCATCGCCAGTTTCAGCAAGGAATCGAGCTGGCCGCTCACGTCGAGCGCAACTCTGGAAATGGCGGCGGCCGTTTGCAGTTCCATGGGGCTCGCTCCGAAGCATGTGATCCGGGACTGTCCGGCAATTGGGACGCCGGGTTGTTGATCGTCGGGCGCTGCGAGAGGGCGACTATTCCCAAGTCAATTCCTGGGCCTTCATCGACGATTGCGCCGCCCGGCGTTCTGCGCATGGTGCGACCGATGCACCATTCGAAAGCGGCGACCCAAGCCGCGTTCGAATCGAGTTTGGCAAGCGAATTCAGAAATTGCCGCGCGCCCGTTTCGGCTTCCTGGGACAGTCTGACTGCGTCTGGCGGTGCGAATGCGTCCTCGCCGAAATCATAGGCTGCGGAAACGTCTTCGGGCATCT